AGAACAGTATGTATGCTTCCAAAATAACATTCGAAGTCGGATTTATTATGAAATGTTGAAGATTCCGAAAGGGGTAAACACCCTGCCGTCATAGAAGATGATCTGATAGAATTTGAGCGAACCGGCGTATTTTATATATCCAAATTTGAAGTGTCAAATGAGCAGTTTGCAGCATTTATCAATGATGATGGTTATGAGATTAAAGAATATTGGCTGGTCAAAGAAGGAGTAATGGAAAATCAGGAGGTGGGTTGGAATTTTCAAGGAAGATTCAAAATGAGTGCCCCTTTCGGTTGGAACTTAGATGAAATGCATTATTGGAAATCTGCTTCATCCAATTTTATTTATGGACCTGTTACAACTCTCAGATGGTTCGAGGCAAATGCCTTTTGTAATTGGATGAGGGGAACTTTACCGGAATTATATCAAATGGAGGTTTGTTTCGCAAAAAGCTCTGTTGAAAATGACTCTCTCTGCAATCCAGTTTGCAATGAAATTTCAGATAACGGAGAATATTTAATTCATTATATTCAAAGTAATGTGGCAGAATGGCTTTTAGCTTCACCGGATTCGAGGATGTCGGTATGTGGACCGGGATGTAGAGAAATGTATTACTTAAAAAATGATAATAATAACTTCTCAGATTATCCAATAACTGGAATGTCATGCCCACTGTTCTGTAATGAGAATCTTGGATTTAGACTTGTAATTGTCCCATTAAATAATTAGATTAATTCATCAGTGAGCCATAGCATTGGCATCACTAAATTTATTATTTCATCTTCATTATTTTTAATGTTGTTTGCAGCCACCAAAGTTCATGCGCATCTGCACATGTTTATAGATAAAGCAACAAGCTGTATATTTGACGATAATGGTTTCAAGGGATTTTGGACGGGGTGGGTATTTTATGATATGTTTAAGGCGTTTAAGCAGGACAAAATCCTTTTAAATAGCATACGGACCCGGAATCAATCTCCAACCCCAGACATATTCCAGAATTGTCCAAGCAGTTAAAAGCCCGAAATATGACCAGAACATTACTGAGTTAATTTGTTTATTTCTCTTACTTTATAAATAGAAAGACCCTGTTAAAATTAAGAAAACTCCACACATTATGTATGTTGTGAAATGAGTTCGGGAAAGCACTTCATATTGGAAGATCATTATATAATGCATAGACCAGATGAACAGGAAACTGGAAAGAGAGAATTGAACAGAAATCTGTAAATGCTTTCTCAAATTCAGGAATAGAAAAATCATTAATCCGAGTACAGCTAGGAAATTCCAATGAGCGATTTCAACAGTTGCATCTCTGATGAATAAATCAGCATTTTCAAGAAATTCACCGAAAAATCTCCAGAGAAAAATTCCGCTGATGATTGCTCCAAAAATTATTTGTTTTCATTTTTTGGGAAATGATAAAGAGATAGATTCCCAACCCAAGCAAAAACAGGCCTGCAAGTAGATAAGGGATCTTACCTGTCCGGCGGGTGATAACCAAAAGCAAATAGGTAATACCGAAGAAAAAGATTGTGAATAGGACTGTATTAAGTGCGATCTTTTTTGGATTATTCATTTTTCACCTCCCTTCTAATAATCCCATATTCTCTCTCTCCGCCTCTACCATCACTTTAGGCACTACGCCCTTTTCTCTTGCCGCCTTTATCAAGAATTTTATATCTTTAGGTAGACACTTGCCACCTGCCCCCCGATAATTATCAAATAGCGGGTCAAGGTGCATGGGATTTATATATTTGTCCAGCTTAAACGCCTCAAACAATTTATAATAATCAGCTCCGTATTTTTGACATATATCGTATAACTCATTGCCAAATACTACTTTTACTGTATATAGAGCATTCAAGGCTACCTTTACCAATTCGCTTCTACTGGTTTCATCATTAATATTTTATTGGTAGTTATAATAGGTTCAAAAATCCCTTTGAATATCTCGAAAGTTTCCTTCTTGTTCGTTCCTACTATAATCTTTCCGGGCTTAACTTCATCTTCTAAAGCTGACCGCTCCCGCAAGAATTCAGGTAAGAAACAAATTCCCGGTTATATTCTTTTGCGAATGTATCTGTCATTCCGGGCATAACCGTTGACCTGATAGCAATTATTCCTTTTTTGTTTTCAAGGTTTACGTGAAATACTGCCTTTTTTACATCTTCAAATTGCATATCGGGTTTAGTGGGCACACAAATGAAAAGAATATCACAGCGGGATATATCATCAGTCAATTTTTTAGCAGGGTCATACCGCTTAACAACGTGGCCTAAATTTTCCAACAGCCCCGCAAGGCTACCGCCAACAACGCCACAACCCACTATACCTAATTCCATTCTTTTATACATTAAATGACTCTCCAAGGTTAGCTACCTCGCTTTTCTCTTTCTCTTTATTTAAACGATCAAGATCTTCTTCTGCATTGCTAACAAGTGGATTCTTCCTTACTGCTTCTTCTTGACTCATAATTGAATCGCCACCCCTTGCAGTCGATAAGGATTTAACTAATTCTGTTATGCTTTTTGGCAATACATCCCCAAATTCGATAGCTATATCAAGCTCATCTAAATTTTGTTTATCTTTAACCGAGACTACACCTAACATTGCTTTCAGTAAGTTCAATCGCCTGGTTAAAGCTTCTCCGAATAATTCTTCTGAGCTTTTAGCTTTCAATATAGCGTCCATGAATAGGAATTTGAGGGTTTCACCTGAGGTTTGGGTCAATCCTTTTACATTGTTAAAAGATAAATCAGGGGTCGATGTCATCGAATAAATAATATCTTTCAGGATGTCATATTCTATTTTAATTGATTCTGCTGCATGCTCCCAGGTGAGATATTTAGCGTCCCCATATTCGATCTTACCCTCCGCACCCTGCTCACCTTTGAATCGCAATGTTCTACCTACTTCCCCTTTTTCCGGAGGGTTAATTATCTTGCCAAATATTTTTAGTGTCGGAGCTCCGAAATAATCATTTGTATCGGAGAATTTAGAGAGTAACATTTCTATCTTGTCTATTTCAGTTTGCACACTTTCCCATTCGGGCTCATCACGGTCATAATAAATCACCGGAATTTTACCAGCCATATTTTCTTTTTTGGTTAACTGCCAGGTATCTTTTTTAACCCCTAATATAGTTTTGGCAGCGGTATAGATATCGATATGCTCATAAGTCTTTTCGTCTAATTCTTTAAGGTTATAGCGTCTTACAAAGGCGTCCATATCCCCGTTTTCATCAAAGTGAGGGTATATTTCGTCTCCATTTTTATCACATAGCAGGGCTACTTTTACGTGTTTAATGTTGTTTTCGTCGATTAGTGTATACCATAGTTCAGCTGCCTTTGTTTCTATCATTAGCCTCCTGGTCAATTTTCGGTTAAAATAATCTAATTTGTTCTTTTTCCAAACGTCCTGAATTAAATCAAAAGCTACTTTATACTTTTCTTCTTGATTATTCAGGCTCAATTTGACGGGTTCTCCGAATAAGAAGGATATAGCCATTTCAACAATCTTCTCTTGAAATCTTATTACTAACTTAGCCTGATCAACTTTTTTAAGTGTTTTGCCTGTACCTGCAGTTTTAAGGGGTCTATCAAGGATTACATGTTCTCCTTCATATTCTTTTCTATTCTTTTCAATATCCCGCTCTTTTAGATCCTGACATAAATAAGTTGCTAATTTCGAAAAGTCCTCTTTATATTTTTCTAAAATCTCTTCTATTTTCATATCGAAACTCCTTTTATTATTTCTTAAAATATTCCCATTTCCTCAGCACTTGCGGTGTCGGGGTAGACATCATCGTCTTTATAAAACATCTCTTCTTCTATATCTTCGGCTAACATCGTTACACAATCATTAGCGTCGTCATGCTCATTTTTCCCGGCCTTCATATATCTGGTTAATGATTGCATAAATCTATCATATTCACTGCCGGCTTCATAATCGTTTCGGAAAACAAAATATTCTTTAATAAAAGCCGCCTTCATTAATATCTTTGTTTCTTTGTTCCTGGCTGTGAACCTTGTATTGACGAGACATTTATTTCTTCTTTCTTCTAATATCTTCTTAACGCCACGAGCAAAAGATTTTCCGCCAAAATTAGACTCAATGGTTGTCGATCCTACATGCCAGTCGATAATCTGCTGTGCTAATTTAGGTTCTGTTATTTCTGTACCCTCTTGCGTAAATATAACATTTGTAATATATACTTTTTGCCCATAGATTAAACCAACTACCGAGCAAAAAATAATCAGTGCCTTCATCTGCTGTATCTACCCTACCCCGAATAGCAGTAGGTATCTTCAAAATTTTCTTTTCTTTATTGGCCATTAATTCATCGAGACTAAATCTACCCAATTGCTCTATCGGCAACAATACTCCCTTCTGCCTCAATGGGGTTCTGCTGCCATTCGGCCTGCCAAATCATCTCATCTGTCATGGCCTTCATTCCGAGTAACTCTTTAGTAGTCTTTACATCCGGACAGAAGCTCTGGCCATTCTCATTTAATGCCGAAATAACAATTTTAAGACCGCCGTTTTTCTTCTCAAAAAAGCCCTGTTCTTCTAACCTACCGAATATATCCCGCCTGCTCCATCGGGTATTAATAAATATTTCCGGACAACCGCTCTCAAGCCTCGATTTGTGGGTCGAGGTATACCATTTCCATTTCTTTTCTAATACCGGCTCACTTAAAGCCTCATCTACATTCTTAATTGAGTCATCAATTATAGCGGCTAAATTACAACCCTTACCGAGTATGGTACCGCCTACACCAGCACAAAAGTAAGAATTCTTGTCGGCAAGTGTAACAGCCCAGTTATCTATCCGGTGCTTATCTTTGCTTAATATCATATCCGGGAATATCTGTTTATATTTGTCACTCCCGGCAATCCAGCCCCTGAT